AACACGCATTACAATACGGCAAGCCCACTAAAGTGATATGGTACGAACGTCCGTTTCTAAAGACACTGCGTCAGTACTGGGCAGGCCAAGGTTGGCTAGGCAAAGAAAATGATATTAGGGCTTACCTCAAACGTTGGAACATTACTTGTAAGATAGAGTATACCCAGCATCACAAATCACACGCAGCCTACGCATATTACACTCAGCCTCACGATGATTGTGCTGTAATATGCTTAGACAGTATTGGAGAATTTGAGACCCTAACTATATGGCACGGTAAGGACAACAAGCTAAAGAAGATACACTCGCAGGGCTATCCACATAGCCTCGGACTGTTCTATAGTGCTATGACACAACGTATGGGATTACAAGCACAACGTGATGAATACTTGGTAGCACAGTATGCTCAAAAAGGAAACAAAGAAAGATTGTTTCAATTAATGTGGGATGAGATAATATCAATGACTGGATTAGGTGTAAACCCTCGAGTTACCCTACACGAAAATTTACATAGAGGTTGCAGCTGGTGGCGCCCTGAATTGTGCAGCGAGCAAGACATATACGATATAGCAGCAACTACTCAATCTATATTTGAATACTGTTTGTTAAATCTAAGTGAGTGGGCTCATATAAAAACAGGTAGCACTAATCTAGCACTAGCAGGCGGCGGAGCACTCAACCGTCAGGCTGTTGAAAAAATTAAACCACGTTGGGACAATGTGTGGGTTCCGACTAATCCGGGCGACCCAGGTAGCTGTATAGGCGCAGTACTAGCCAAAACAAAAACAAAAATAAACATTGACAATCTATGGCACAAGGTAGTATAATACAACTATGACAAGACAAAATACAGATTACGGATACGATATACAAAAGGTATATCTAGAAATGTTTATGACAGACGCTGAGAGCTTTGTACGCTGTCAGGGTGTGTTTGATCCTAAGACATTTGACAGACGACTACAACTGCCTGCTGAGTTTATTAAAACATATGTAGAAGAACACAATGCATTACCTACGTTTGATATGGTTAATGCTGCTACTGATGTTCAATTAAAGAACCCTGGACAACTACAAGAAAATCACTATGACTGGTTGTTGCAGGACTTTGAAACGTTTAGTAAACACAAAGCACTAGAAGCTGCTATTCTACAAAGTGCAGATTTACTTGAAAAAGGCGAGTACGGCCAGTGTGAAGATCTAGTCAAACAGGCTGTGCAAATTGGATTGCAAAAGGACTTGGGTACAGATTACTTTGCTGATCCAAGAGCAAGACTAGAAGCAATTAAAGATAAAAATGGACAAGTAAGCACTGGCTGGCCTACACTAGATAAGAAACTGTTTGGCGGATTTAACAGAGGCGAGCTTAACATCTTTGCAGGTGGTTCAGGTTCTGGCAAGAGTTTGTTTATGGCTAATATGGGTGTTAACTGGTGTCTTGCAGGTATGAACGTTATGTACCTAACATTTGAGCTTAGTGAAAATCTAGTTAGTATGCGTCTTGATGCAATGACTTCAGAAATTCCAAGCAGAGATATTTTTAAGAGTATCGATGATGTTGAAATGAAAGTCAAGATGATTGGTAAGAAGTCAGGTGCGTTCCAAGTTAAGTATATGCCTACAGGCAAGAACGCAAACGATGTTCGTGCTTACTTAAAAGAATATGAAATTAAAACAGGACGTAAAGTAGATGTACTGTTAATTGACTATCTAGATTTGATGCATCCAATCGGACAAAAGATTAGCGCAGAGAACTTGTTTGTTAAGGACAAGTATGTATCGGAAGAGTTACGTAACTTGGCTATGGAACTAAACTGTATATTTGTTACAGCATCGCAGTTGAATAGATCCAGCGTAGAGGAGATTGAATTTGACCATAGTCATATTAGTGGCGGTATATCGAAAATTAATACAGCGGACAACTTGATTGGTATCTTTACTAGTAGAGCTATGCGTGAGCGTGGACGCTATCAGATACAGTTGATGAAAACTAGAAGTAGTTCAGGTGTAGGACAAAAGATTGATCTAGGCTTTGACATAGACACACTGCGCATCATCGATCTAGGAGAAGATGATGACGGCTCTACAGGTACAAACACAGGTGTCACAGGGTCTAGTTCAATTGTTGCCAATCTAAAAAGAACTAACAGTGTGCCAGACGAACCTGACACAGGCGCACCTGCTCCTAAGATAAGAGCAGAAACAGACAGCACCAAACTGAGACAGTTCTTGAACAATCTCGGAGACCAATAATTGATTTGGGTATTTGGAGACAGCTTTGCCAAAGATCACAGCACAGACTGGCAGTGGCAGCATCTTCTTGCAAAGTATTTTAACACCGAAGTACGTATTATAGCAGACGCAGGTTGGAGCAACGAAAAGATAATTTCAGAGTTTGCACTTGCACAGGTACCTGCTCAAGACTGGAGCATAGTGATCACAACAGATCAAATGCGACACTGGTTCTTTGAACATCATCCTGAGTACACCAATTGGTACAATCTAAAAAAGCTAGACATTGATCCTTCAGGTAAGCGTGAACTAAAAGCATTAGAGTTGTACACACGCCATCTAATGAATCCTCGTGTGGACACGTTTAATTGGTTGTGTCACACACACTATCTCAGTGCAGTTGCTACAGACCAAACCATACACATACAAGGATTTGCCAACTCAGCAGAGTCAGCAGCAGTGGGTACTATCACAACACTGGGCACACTCACAGACACTGTAAGCGAATGTGAATTTGCCAGTGACGCACATCGTAGAGCCTGGCGTCTTCGTGGAGCAGACACTAGACTAAATCACCTCAGTCCAGTTAACCATCTTACGCTTGCAGACAAGATAGCTGAAGCAATACAAGGCAACACCCGCACAATTGATCTACACACCCAGTTTGAAAAGAATTTTCTTTGTGTTTAATCGGTATAAATAATACACAAGGAGAAAGCACGATGGCAGAACTATATGAGTATACATCACCACAAGGCGTAGTACAAATTCGTGAGCGTCCTGTACTGATTGTAAACAGAGACTTTGAACAGGCAGAACCTACACCAGAAGGTGCAGCAGCTGAAGCAGACGCACTGGCTACACTAGAGGATGACACAGAATGAACGGAAGACTAGCCGCAGTAGATATCACCGCAGGATCTACACCAGAAACAGTATACGAAGCACCAGATGACATACGGTATGCAACTCTAAGCATAAGTGTGTGCAACAGAGGTCCTGACACTGCACAGATAACAATCTCCGGAAGCTCAGTTGATGCAGCAATCGACACAGCCAACATCATCGAATACCGCACAGAACTACTAGCAAACAACGTACTAGAACGCACAGGCATCATAGTACCACAAGGTGAATTCCTAGTAGTAGAATCAGATCAGATCAATGTAAGCGTAGTAGTAATGGGTGCGGAAGCAACCTAACAGCGCGAAGCGTTTAAGCCAAAAAACGGCGAAGCCGCCTGCGCTAGAGCACAACAGCCGCGAAGCGGTAAACGCTTTTTGCGCACAAAATACAGCGTTTACCTACAGCAAATCTACAACCCCACTACAACGATACTGCGCAACACTATAGTATTGATTCTGACACAACCATAGCGACAGACGTCAAACAACGCACTGCAATACCCCTTAAATATAGATTAGCGAAAAGATGAGTCTTTAGACATCAATCACGATGGGTTTGAATGACTTTGAGTCTGATAGTACCAGTAGTGCTACAAGCTGATCTCTTGATGTTTCAAAAGCTATTTCGCTTGCACTAGTTTGAAATGACTCTATACCATAATCACAGAATAGGTCTATGGTAGCACAGTATGTGACTGACTCTTTGAGCGTTTGTGTTCTTGGCTCTGGATCGTATATGAGTTTTATTTTATACATAACAATAATAAAAAGTGCGTACAGTGTGTCAGCTAGTCTGCTGTAGATATGTAGCTATGCTATAGCACGTTGGACACAATGTTCAAACTGCGAGTAAGCACTGTACGCACACAATTACTTATCCTAGTAGAACCTTGGTGCTACAGTCGAGAGGTTCTCGTTTAAGCACTATATAAGAGCTAAAGCTCTACACGCTTCGCTAGTCGCTTGCGTGTGTTAGCTTCGCTGTGTCTAAGAGGCTATGTCCGAAATGGGTTCTGTGTGAAAAAAATTTGGTCGCGCAAAAAATTGTGGTGAAGTACTTACAGAAGTGAGGTGGTGATTTTGCATCACCCAATTTTTAAAAAGCGCCGTTAAGCATAAGCTGTAGTTATAGCAATAATTAATTTATATACCCCGACCCCCCGAGAAAAATTTTTTTTCTTTTCTCACCTCGACCTTCGAAAAAAAATGCGCAACCGTTTCCGACTGCGCATTCTACTAACCTCATTTATCAGTTGAGTGTAAGAGTCTATGACTCCTACTGTTAGTCTAGTCGACTGCCTGCGTAGGCTGTGAAGCCGTACTTCTTAAACACATCAGCTGCTGCTCTAGCACCAGCTTCTAGTGTGTCCACGTTCTGTGTAGGATACTTGCTTGGGTTCCACACACTGAACACACGCTGCCAGTCCTGTTCAATGCCTGCTTGCTTGAGCAAGCGTCCTAGCTTGGTGTTGCCTTTAAGACGCACACCATTGTGCTCGTACAGGTTAGTCCAGGCAAAGCCACAAGCACCCCAGCTACCGTTGGGGAAGTGTGTCTGCTCGAAGTTGTCAGCTGCTTCATAAGCTGCTTCAGTTGCTTCACGGATCATTTGCTTGAGTGTGTTTACTGTTACTGTCATATCAATTAGCCCTCTTGCTATGTTTAACTTACTCTTACAGTATGCACTCTAAAGCGCATACTGTCAACCCCTAATTTGCCTTATGCTTCGTACACTGTAGGACGCTCAATGCTGTTAGCATCGCAGTAGATGTTCAGCTCGTCCAATACTGTAGTAAGGAAGTTATACTTGCGCTGAGCGTCACGTGCAGATATCTCTCCGTCACAGTGTAGGTTCTCAGGGCTTAGTTCGCCGTCCAGCTTAGAGCCAATTGCTTGTGCTGACTCAGCTGTGAGTGGGAACTCTACAGGTGCAGTGTTGAAGATAGCATTCCAGCTGTTCATCTTAGCAACATAGTCAGTGAGTACATTGCCAGGCTGTTGGAGGATGGGATCCTGTGAGCTAGTGATAGGACTTGGAGCAACATAGCTCGCGAATGAACGGCAGGGTTGACGATCCCATTGCTTGCCTGTTTTGGTCTTAGGCTCAACACCGTGCTTCTGCTTGTACGCATCAAAGAACACCGCCGCATCGCAGTCGCCTTCTAGGTACGCAGTGCCGCCTTTCTGGTAGGAGAATGAGCTGATCTTGTGAGCGATATCAAGCTCTTGTAGCTCTTTGATTTTAACTGCAAGCCATTCGTGTCCTGCGTCTACTGCCCAAATATAAGTCTTCATAACGTTTGCCCTTTGTGTTGTTTAACTTACAATATTAATAATAACATCTTTTGGGGAGATGTCAACCCCTAATTTTCTGCTACTTCTCTGCCCTGAGCAAAGTCCAACAAGTCGGCTGCTAATGCTGCTGCCTGTGCTCGTGTCAACGCAACGTGTTCGAACTGTCCAGCGCCTTCGTTAACTGTGACTTGGACACAAGAACCACGATCGCTGCCGCCGAAGAAGCGTGTCAATGAAACTCGGTCTGCGTGTGATTTCAAATCTGTTGCCATCTTAGTACTCCTCACCAAAGTCTGCCCACTCCTGCTCCCAGGTAGGCTGCCCATCGTCTTCTTCAAAGAAGCGTTCACTGAGTTCGTTGCAGTCCAGCATATCCTCAACATCATCTGTTGACATATACTTGAGACACATAGTCAGCATTGCCTCTGCTGATACGATGCCGTTCTCAACTAGCTCTAGTGCGATATCTCTTGAATTTGCCATTGCGTTTGCCCTCGCTTTGTTTAACTTACTCTTACAGTATATGATCAACGATCTCGTTTGTCAACCATTATCTGCGGATCACTCGTGTGTTTAATACAACACCGTAGCAGTTGAAGTCCACTACTTCTGCGTAGTTACCGTGGCGGATAACTTCCTGCTTGCACACTCGACTAGCATCGTTTGCGCCCGCGGCATAACCTGGACGGTGACGTTCGTTAAGTGGATTGTGTTCGCTACCCCAAGGAGCGTCTACCTGGCCTGCGCCCTGTGTGCGATCTTTGTAGATCTCGTTGAACAGGATTGCAGTACCAATTGCAACCAGCACGTTTTCGGTGTTGCCTGCCTGTGCGTTCTGTGTAGCACAGCCTGTGATTGTGGTTGCTACTGCTAGTGTTGCGATTGCTTTCTTGAGTGTGTTCATTTGTTTACCCTTTGCCCTAACTGTTATATACAGTATATGATCTAAGATCTCGTTTGTCAACCGATAATTGCAACAAAGATCCCTATAAAAATCAATAGGTTAAGTGTGCCGCTTGCTAAGTCTATGATTTTATTACGCATTTTTTTCTCCTTTAGCATAGGTCACATTCCCATTCAGAGCCGTTGAACTCTGCACGTAGAGCACCTAGCGGATAGTCACTGTGCTCGAACAGGATGTAGGGTGCCGAGCTCCACTGGCAGATCTTCTGGCTTACGATGTTGACTTCATCTAGCGGAATCATCTTTGGGTTTTGGATTGACTCGCGGCTTGCTGAGTTGAATACTTTGATCATTGTGTAAGTTCCCTCTTACTGTGTTGCCCTATACATATAATATAGTACATCTACTCTCGTTTGTCAACCACTTTTTTAATCTTTTTTTAAAAAAAAGCCCGGGGTTCGGACGAGGGCACATCCTACTTCCCGGGCTCACAGTGTGCTAGAACGTGAGGGCATACGTCTAGCCTACCTTAGGGATCCGGCTTCTAATGGCCTTCTTCCCATTAACAGTTGGATGAGGGCGGTCCAACTGTCGACAACTGTAGTGCGGAGCGTGAGGGCTATGCTCGACGCATTACAGTGTTCTCGGCCATCGCTTCCCATTTTGTAGGAAATGCTTTAGCCAAGTCTGCTACCTTGAGCACTGTACGAAGTGACAGTTCTCTAAGGCGATTCTTGTTGACATCTACAAAGTCTACGATCTCTTCTTTGACTTCATCGTTGATCTTGTAGTTGTCTAACATACCGTCTGACACGACCTGCTTAATGCGTAGCATCTTGTCACGGTCTGTGTCAATGGTAAGATCCATATAGTGGCAGCGTGATTCTAATGCATTCAAGTGCTCACGCAACTTACCTTTGACCTTGTCAAACTTCAGGTTGGTAATAAAGATCGCACTTGCTTCGAACTTGAAGCTGTCTGGTACGCCTTCATTGCGCAACTTGAATGAGTCTGTGTTCCAGTGGATTGTTCTAGTCTTCTTAGAGTCTAGAGCTGCTTTGAGAATATTCAAACTCAGCTCTTCCTGGAAGATGCTATCGCAATCGTCAAACACCACAACCTTGCCTTTGTCAGCCATATTGAAAAGCTTGCAGTACAGTCCGATTGGACTCATTGCGCCTTTGATGACCTCAAAAGACTTTCCGGAACCAAGAGCTTCCATAGTCTTGTAACGGTCTAGTACTTCTTCTACACCGTGACTCTTGCCTACGCCCGGAGGGCCGGAGACGATCATAGCACGAACATCTCCCTTCTTGACGGCTTTGGTCATATCCTTCAACATATCAAAGCGTTCGCGGATGCGCTCTACAATTTCAGCGTCTGACTCCTCACGAACAGTTGCTTGGACATCTTGACCTACAAGCTCGTAACCCTCCGGGCCAGCAACCTTGATCTTGATGTTGCGATCCGGAAATCCATTTACTGCTGAACCATCAACGGTTACGTAACCGCCTTTGGCTCCTACTTTAAACTCTTCGACCATTGGAAACACAAGACCTGTTATATCTGTGTCTTTGCCTCTGATCTTGTATGTGCCTTCAGTAATTCTAATATTTGTCATATTGCCCTCGTTGTTTCTAACTATTAATAACAGTATACATTCTTTCTAACGTTTGTCAACCAAATAATACCATAAAAGTCAAAATGCCGCCGCCCACGATTGCTGTGTATATTACAGCATTCATCAAGCTGTAGATACACTGCTCAATAAAACCAACTGGTGAGTTACAGGCGTGACACTTAGGTGCCCAAAAGCCTTTGTCAGTTGTATGGCACTTTGGACAAAAAGCCATTTAAGCCTCCTCTCCAAACATCGCGTCCCAGTTGTCGATGCCAGTTTTGAAGAACTCGCGATCGTCTGCTGAAAGGTTTGGGAAAGCGTTTTGAAGCAGCGCACCTGCTTCGTAAGCAGCAACCTGCTGCTCCGTGATGTCCAAATCACGAGTGTTGACAGTGCCGTTGAATGGATTAGTACGTGTGATAAGCATAGTAAGCCCTCTTTGCTATTTCCTAACTGTTATATACAGTATATCATCAACTGTGGTGTTTGTCAACCACTTTTTTAATCTTTTTTGGTGCGCCCGGACGGACTCGAACCGTCACGCTTTAAAGCGAGGGATTTTAAGTCCCTTGTGTCTACCTATTCCACCACGGGCGCAATATTGGCCTGCCCTGCAGGATTCGAACCTGCGACCCACAGCTTAGAAGGCTGTTGCTCTATCCAGCTGAGCTAAGGGCAGATACTTGGTGGGCCCACCGAGACTCGAACTCGGAACCTACGGATTATGAGTCCGGTGCTCTAACCAATTGAGCTATAGGCCCAGTTCTTTATGAACCGTGAAACGCAAACTCCTCCTGCATATCTCGTTCAAAGCGAGCAACCTTCTGCTCTGCTTCTTCGATCATTCCCAGCAGGATAACATCTGCTAAGTGCGGCTGCTCATTAACAATACGGCGTACACCTTCTAGCCGTTCAATGAGTTGAAGTTCATCGTTCATTACTGCACCCATACGTGGTTGAATTTTGTTGGAAGGTTTTCGCAAGAGTAGTTGTCACCCTCTGCGTAATTAAGAACTGTAACACAAGCGTCTGTGCTATAGCTAAAATGAACGTCTGGAATTGAAAATGCATAGTCTACCATTGCAAATAGACCTGCACCAATAACACCGCCAATTGCTAAACTTTTGATTGCTTGTAACATACTGCTACCCTCTTTGTTAACTTATATAAACACTATAGCACCGAAGTGCTATAGTGTCAACCAAAAATTAACTTTACGATGCAAAAACTTTTGCACGGCTACCGTTCACGTCACGTGCGGTAACTGCGTAACGAGTCTTGCCAGTTGTAGCAACCTCAGTCTTGACGTTAAGACCAGCAGCTCGAAGCTCTGACATACGTGCAGGAAGATTCTGAATGCCGAACCGTGCTCGCGCATCAGCAGCAGTTAGAGTCTTGCCAGTACCACGCAGGTAAGATTCAAGAAAAGTCTTTTGGTCTGATTTAATAGTAGTAAAGCTCATATTGTGCCTCCTTAGGCTTTAGTTTTAAAAATTACACTTATCTCTAAGTGTTGTGTATAGTATAGCACCATAGATGCTATATGTCAACCCCTTATTGCAAAAAATCTTCCTTTAGAATCTCTAGCATACGCAGAGCCTCGTTACGGGCTTCATCAATTGCTTGATCAACTAGATCGTCTATGTAGTCCTTGTCTGACTCTAGCCACTTGGCAGGAGTCTCTGCTACGACTGATCCTAGGTAGCTTTCGCCCATTACCTTGCCGTCATACTTGGCTTGGACTCTACAGATCATATGCTGCCAAAAGCCCGACTCTAGATTCTCAATCAGCTCGGGGTAGTAGTCTGCATCTGTATCAAACAACAAGTCTAGCTGAGTGTCGTCCGGAGCAAACGCAATCTCAATGATAAACTGATCTCGATCGAACTGTTCTTCTACGGTGAAGTTGTCGTTGTTATTGAAAAAGGTATGTGTCATACTGCATACTCCTTGTGACCTTTGATGTACCACTTCTCTACAACAGGCAAGCCATATTCGTCTTCGTCTACAACGATCACTGCCACAGTCTTCTTCACTGTCGCATAGCGCCAGCCAGTCATACCAGCAACACCACCACCGCCTACCCAAACCTTGTGTGGAAAGTCCTCACCTAGATGCGAGTTCATTGGCTCGTCGTTGACTGAGTATTCGAAATAGTTGCCGGTGTCTTTCTCTACGAACACGCCGATTGGATCTTTAGTGTAGGTGTAGTATGCCATTGGAGCCCTCCGTTTGCCTAACTGTTATATACAGTATATGCTCA